CTCCTTCTTCAATTAGTGGTCTAATAACTTGTTGAATAGCAGCAATACTAGTTCTATGAATATTACTTGAGTCATCATAACGACTTCTTATACCTTCCCTATCATTTGGATTGGTCAGTCTATATTGTTCATAATGGCGACGCGACCTAGCATATGTGTTTCCAAGATTCCCTTCCATTCCTTCTTGAGTAAGTCGATTTATTTCTATAGTTAAAAACTGTATTCGTTCTCTAATAGTACTACGCCTATTATTTACTAATGTTAATTCTTGAGTAAGACTACTTATTTTGTTATTTAATTTAGCTAATTTAGTTCCTAATTTTTCCATTTTTTTAAATAGTGTGCGCCTTCTATTAGCTAGAGCAGTTTGTTGTAGTTCACTTGCTCTTCTTAGTGTTGTTATTGGTCTTTGTTGTCTTCTCTGTGGTGATTCTTCACTACTATCAGACATAACTTATTATAATATATTATATTATATTATAATAATAAGTTAATAAATCATTTTCTAGTGTTTTTGCCTCTTTTATATGTAACACGATGCTGTTTTTTACCGCTTGCAACATTTTCATTTATAGTTAAGGTTAAATATTCGCTATTCATTTCATCAAGTTCGTTTTGTAAATCGTATTTTTGTTGCGTTAATGTTGCTATATCCTCATTTAAAGTTTTATACTTTTCGTTTGCTTTAGTTAAGAGTTGTAGCTTAGCCTCTCCTTCTAGTCTAAGTGGTTTAATAATTTCTCGAATAGCAGCATTAGTAATACCAAGAAGACGAGTTGCCTCACTATGACGACTTCTTATACCTTCTACATCATTAGGATGTGTTCTTCTATAATCATTATAGTGGCGTAATGCCCTAGCATATTCATTTCCACTATTGCCTTGTAACTCTTCTTGAGTAATTCGCGTTATTTCTTGAGTGCAATAGCGTAGCCGCTCTCTAGCACTAGCAGCCGTGCTATTTGCTATTGTTGCTCGCTCATTAAATCTACTTATGTCATTGTCTAAGTTAGCTATTATAGTTCTAATTTTTGTTATTTCTCTAAATAGTCTGCGTCTTCTATAGGCTAAACTTGGTTGGTGTGGTCGCGATGATACTCTTGTTTCACTCATATATAAAATATAGTATAATATAGTATTATAAAATATAATATACTATAGATTTGATTTTTATAGTTTTTATGGTCTTCTTTTTCTAGTGTTTTTGCCTTTTTTGCCCTTTTTTTTAGATTTGCATTGTCTTTTACCGCGCGCTTGATTTAACAGTCTGTCACGAATAAGCGCTATTTTAAGTTTCCGCTCAAGGTTGCGTACAACCCCTATTATATAGCGTTGTTGTTGATATAAACTATAATGATGTTCACTTGCTAATCTGTATGTTTCTCGCGCTAGTGCTTTTTGTTCTATAATAGGAGCAAGACCTGTATCCATTAGCTCATCAAAAAGAGCACTAACTTGATCAAATCTTGCTTTACGATTATCATAATAATTTGCGTCTTCCGTGTTTTCATCTTCATTATTTACGTGCTCATACCACCATCTCTTAAGTTCCTTATATTCCATTCCTAAGTCGGACTGATTAAAATTCGTAAGAAGTGTATATCTTAAATTATCACGTTCTGTTCTCAACCTTTCATAGCGGTCGTGTTCATCATCTCTGCGTATTCTTGCTTGGTCGACTTCAATTGTTTTCGCATCTAGTGCTCCGCGTTGTTGTCTTAAATCGGCTTCTAGTTCTCTAATAGTATTTCCTAAAATAGTTCTTCGCGTTTCTAAAGCCTGTGTTCGTCGTGCTAATGCACTTGGTGTATTTTGTCTTTGAGTTGCGGATCTTAAACGCATTCTAGGAGTTCTAATAGTATTTTGATTAATACTAGTCATATTATATTAACATAATATAATAATAATATATTAAAAATTATAATATAATATATGCTTACATTATGCGAAATAATAGTTTATATAAATGATACATTATAACAAATGTTCCAATAAATCCTAATGCAACATAACTATCTTTAGTTAGCTTATTATGCAATCCAAAATATGCTACTGCTATAAACCCTGGAATAAATAGTATATAATGAGCTATATAAAGTACATTTCTAAAATTAGTTAGATCTAAATTGGGAATTGGAACAAATAACACTATGCCTAAACTTAACACTATTAACATATAATAAATCCAAAATGGTGTTTTACTTTGATAATAACTAATATATACTAATGACGCACCAATAATTAATATATGCATTATATTAACATATTTCATTGGTAAATGTAATAAGCTAAATAGGGTCATTTTATATAGTATAATATATATTATAATATATAATTTTTAATATATAATAAGCTATTATTTTTTAAGAGTCCCAATATAATATTTTGGTAAAATTGTTTTTTTTACATAACTAGGATGACCACGTGAATTAAAAAGTTGCGTTGCGTCTTTGCCGACGGCTTGCATAATAATCTCTCCTCCGGGATGTTTTGGAATCCATGAAGTAATATTATAAACCTTATTTTCAATTAGCGTCCATGCATCCCCCTTTTTATTGTGCTTTTTGATTTCAGCAAGTGTAAACGCTTTCTTTTTATTAACTCCACCTATTTTATTAGCATTAATTTTATTAGTGCCTAACTTATTTGTTCCCAGTTTGCGTGTATGTTTTAATGTCTTAGTCTTAGTCTTAGTCTTAGTCTTAGTCTTAGTCTTAGTCTTAGTCTTAGTCTTAGTGTGTTCTAAAATAGGAGTGAGTTTAGCAATACAATTTTCAGATGTCATTAATGCGCCTTCGCACCACGCCTGATATTTAGAATAGTTCTCTCCAATAATATAAACATTTGGCAAGGGATTTATTAATTTATAACTTAAATAATCCGAATCAACATTTTTCTTCCAATTGGCAACGCCAGCATCCCAAAAATACAGTTTTATGTATTTACTGGGTGGAACACTTATGTTATATACGCTAAACACTAGATTTAATGTGTTATTTAGCGTTTGCTTAACATAGTCAAGTCCTTTTTTAGCCAATAAATTATTCCAAAATCTAGCATTAGCACAATCGCTATAGCTCGACATAATTAATCCATTATTAGAATTAATAGGAATTACAAATTGGACTTTACTATTTGTAATTGTTTTTTTAATATTTTTAAACCACGATTCTCCATTTTCCGTTTTATAAACTTCAAAAATGCGCACCAAATTAATTGGATTTATTGAGTCTAAATCTCTCAACAGCGGTTTAAAAATTGTTAAACTTTCTAAACTCTGTTTAGGTATAGCACATATTAAATGGTCGCAATAGTATGTTGTTTTAGATGAATTTTTATAATTGGAAACACATATGTTAAATAAATTGTTATTAGCATTATAAGTTACATTTTCAACGTGTGAGAGATTACATATACTAATATATTTGCGCTTATAACCCTGTGTTTGTTTTATAGCCATCAATAAATGGTCTATAATTTGTCCTAATCCCCCATTTAATGTAAAAAAAGTAGATTCTTTATTATAATCATATTTAAAATAGCCAATTGCATCATAAGCATTTAATTCATTTAAATCTGAAGAATATTCAAAAACAGAAGCCACTTTTTGAGAGAATGAAGCAGACATATATTTTGTAAGTAATTCATATAAATAAAACTTTTGCAATGCTGTCTTGCCTAATTTGGAAACCAGTGGACTAAGAAAAAATTTGTATAATTTAGCCATAATAGAGTCTTTGTATTGCGTTTTTCCGTGCGCTTTGTTATTTTCTGTTACTTCTATATACGTTTTAGTATTTGGTATATTTACAATTTTAGATTTTAGACCAAGTTCACTAATCAAAGTATTTATAAGTTTATGATGATGGCCCAAGCGGCCTGCTCCTAAATCCATTACATATTCTTCGCCATCTATAGTTTCTTTATAAGAAAATATTCGCCCACCATAACGTTCTCCAGATTCTAATAATAATATTTTTAGATTAGTAAACTGTTTAGACAATTTATATAAAGTATAAAGACCTGCTATACCTCCACCAATTATTACTAAATCATAATTTTTGGTATCATAATTTTTGGTATCATACTTTTTTTTATTTTTTTGCGTATTAGTCATTTAATTATATTGTATTATTATTAACTTATAGCAACATAATAATAATATAATATTCATTTTTTAATTAGCTAAGCCGCCTAATAGTATCCATATAACGGTCTATATTCGCTTGTGTGTATCTTACTTCAGCATCGGCAGTTTCTTCAGCTTGAAGTAATCTAACATAAGTTGGTGAGTTTACACCTCTTAGTCTTCGATTCCTATTCCTATTAGAGCGTTCGTATTCGCTTGTCCTTGCCACTGCATTAGTATATGCTTGTGTTGCTAATCTACGCTCTGCTTGTGCGCGATTTCTAGCAAGCAGCGCCTCTTCATATGTCATAATTGGATTAGCTAAATGTGCGTAATCATTATTAGGTATTACACTTCTACATAACGGACAAACAGCAATACCTGCCTGTAGAGTGCGCATTATACATTCAGTATGAAATCTATGACCGCATGGTAAAGATGTAATAGGGTCAGTTGATTGCACTTCAGCAAGACATATTGCGCATTCCTTATCTATTTCTGAATTTCTATTAGCTATTTCTAAATTTCTCTTATCTCTCTTATCTCTCATAAGAGCGCTTGTTTTTTTTCTTGTTTGTTTACCTCTAACGCGTTTTTGAATTCGCGTAGCGGCACTTCTTACAATTGAGGATGAACGGCGTCTTGTACGAGGCATATTATATTATATTATATTATATTATATTATATTATATTATATTATATTATATTATAAAATAATATAAGACTATAAAAATATTATTACTACATATATTCCGCAAACTCTATATCTCCAATATGGTTGCAAATTCTAGTAGCGTTACGCGCATTGTCTCGTGCGCGTGTTAATAATTCAGAAGTTATAAAAAACATATTACTAACATCTTGTTCCAGTGTTTCATCATTTATGTTTAAACTTCTATAGTTATTGTAATTATAAGAAGCTTCATTATAGAGTCTACGTACATAATATTCGGTTTGGTCTGCGCTATATTGATTACTTAACGCATCATTAAAAGGTATATTTGGAATTTCTGGAGGGTCGGGTACTTGTGGTCTTAGTACTTCAATTTCGCGTTCCCATAATTCTATTTCGTGCATACGTTCTAATATATGTTGTCTTCGTAATATTGGGTCTAATATTAGTGGTTGTAGTTCTTGTATTTCTTGTTCTTGTTCTTGTTCTTCTACAGAAGGATAATTTATATTAGTTATTACTGCGCGACATTTTGGACATGTTCCACGTGTGCTAGTTAATGATTGTCTTATACAGTGTGCATGAAATCTATGTCCACAAGGTAATGCAATACGAACATGTTCAGTCAGAGGTTCAAAACATATTGGACAATCATTAATTGTTGTACTAGTATTTTTTTCTCTATTTATTACTTTTCTAGTTTGCTTTCCCCGAACTCTTGCCTGAATTTTACGACTTGATTTTAGTTTATTTACTTGTTTTCTAGTTTTTTTACCTCTAAATCGCTTTTGAATTTTCTTAGCTGCCGAGCTTCTTAGTCGCGATGAGCTACGTCTTTGTAAAGCAGTTTCAAATTCCATAATATAATATATTATAATATAATATATAAGATTATGTAAAAGATTATGTAAAAATTTATAAAAATAGTAATACATTACCAAATCTCTGGAAAATCATCAGTTGTAAGCTCATCTACCATTTGTGTAGCATTATTCCTAAGCACTTGCGCACGATGTAATAAATCAAGCGTTATATAATACATATTAGTAACATCTTGGTCTAGTGATCCATTTGTTCTAACATCTCTATAGTTTTGATAATTTTCAGAAGCTTCATAAAATAGTCTTCGTATTTCATCTACAATTTGGCGTACATTATATTGAATACGTAACGCTTGATTCAAAGTTATATTTGGCATTTCTCTTGGGTCAGGTAGTTGTGCTAATCGTTGTTCTAGCATTTCAATTTCTTGCATACGTTGTGCTATATATTGTCTTCGTTGTGTTGGGTCTAATATTGAGTATGTTTGTGCTTGTGCTTGTGCTTGTGCTTGTGCTTGTGCTTGTGCTTGTATTTGTTGTATAGAAGGATAATTTATATTAGTTACAACTGTCCTACATTTTGGACATCTTCCACTTGTACTAGTCAATGATTGTCTTATACAGTCTGTGTGAAATCTATGTCCACAAGGTAAAGCAATACGAACATCATTAGTCAGAGGTTCAAAACATATTGGACAATCATTAATTGTTGTCCTAGTATTTTTTTCTCTATTTATTACTTTTCTAGTTTGTCTTCCCCTAACTCTTGATTGAATTTTACGACTTGCTTTTAGTTTATTTACTTGTTTTCTAGTGTGTTTTCCCCTAAACCGTTTTTGAATTTTTTTAGCCGCCGAGCTTCTTAAACGCGATGAACTACGTGTTTGAGAAGGCATATATATATTATAGTATAATATATTATATAATATAAAAATAGTATATAATATAATAATTTAATATTTTTGTAGTATTAAAGAATTACTATAAAACATAACATTAGTAAGATTAACCAATAAGCGTTAGCGAACCAATAGCGTTTGAAATTCGTAATGCATTAATCGCATCATAACTTGCAACTTCTAATAAATTAGCAGTTCTATTAAAAACAGCATCAATGTGTTGTTCCGCTATTTCATCGTTAGTACTTGGTCTATCTTGTGTGTTAAAACTTTCATAGTTAGTATAAATAGTATATGCTTCACTATAAAGACTTCTTAAAGTAGTCTCAGTATCATTTGCATTTACTTCATTAACTACTGCCTGTTCATAAGTTATATCTGGAATTTCTGGCGCATCAGGCAGTAATTCTCTCAGTCGTTCTATACTTTGTTCTATAACATCTAGTTCTTGATTGCGTACTATTAGGTGTTGTATTAGTTGTAGCGGTTCTAAATCTAATAGTTGTCTTCGTTGTATTGGATCTAATATATTTGGTCGTGGTGGTAGTGGTACTATTTGTCGTTCATTAGAAGGATAATTTATATTAGTTACAACTGTCCTACATTTTGGACATTTTCCACTTGTACTAGTCAATGATTGTCTTATACATTCTGTGTGAAATCTATGTCCACAAGGTAATGCAATACGAACATTATTAGTCAAAGGTTCAAAACATATTGGACAATCATTAACTGTTGTCCTAGTATTTTTTTCTCTATTTATTACTTTTCTAGTTTGTTTTCCCCTAACTCTTGATTGAATTTTACGACTTGCTTTTGACCTTAGCCTTTTTCTACTTCTAAACCGTTTTTGAATTTTTTTAGCTGCCGAGCTTCTTAAACGCGATGACCTACGCGTTTGAGAAGGCATAAATATATATTATAATATATTATAATATAATACTATTATAATATATTATAAAATATTATAATAGTATATAAGCATGGCTCTCAACAAATCAAATGTGTTAAAAAAAAATAGAAACATTAAGCAAAAAACAGATATAACACAATTATTTAAGTTAATATATGAAAAAAAGAGTTTTTTTGCATTAATTTTAATAACTTTAGTAATTCAGCTTTACATTACTTATTATGTAAGTGAAAATTTTGATATAGAAAAAGATGAAGATACTAAAACATTCAACCCTAAACTTATTGCCGCATATATAACTGCCTTTATATTAATTCTAATTCTAGCACTTATTACTATGCCACCAGAGTTAAAATTTATATTATTTTCTCTCTTTTCTTGCGCGTTTGGAGTAATTTTAGGATATAGAAAGTCACTTTATGATCCTAATACAATAAAAACAGCATATATAGGAACAATTAGCATTTTTGTTTCAATGTTTGCGTTTGGAGTAGCACTAATAGCAAGCAATATTAGATTAGGTTATATGTTTGGTCTAACTTTGTTTTTTGCCCTATTATTTTTACTGATTATAAGCATAGTTCAGTTTTTTATTATTCAATCTTCTTTTCTTTATAAAATATTAGTAATATGTTCTTTAATGTTATTTTCTGTTTACATTGTATATGACACAAATAGTATATTACAGCGCGATTATGGTGGGGATTTTATATCAGCATCATTAGCTTATTATTTAGATATAATAAATATTTTTTCCAACCTATTAAGTGTAAGTGAATTTGATGAATAACTATTACTATTGCTAGTGCAAGTCTATGGTGTAGGAATGAAGTTCCAACCCAAATCTAAACAAATCTTTTTCCATATTTGGTCTTGTTCTACACGCTTTTCTCTGTCTTTTAACATAGGAAAATAGGGCAAAAAATGCGTTTCATTTAATAATTCACATAATTTATAAAGTGTATAATAATAATTCAAAAAATTAACGCGCTCTTTTGGGCAATATTTAGAATATGGTTTTTGTAATTCAATAAATAGATTACATAATGTTTCTTCCAATTCGGAACTCATTATTGGTGGTTTTATACCTAATTTATCTTTAATAAATGGTATGTGTTCATAATATTTATTATAACCTAAATTCTTCAAAATTTCCTTTGTTTTATTATTTGTTAGCTCATTAATGCTAATGCGTTCTTTCTTGATTTTATATTTAATATTTTCAAACACTTCATCAGGAATATTTGTGCTTTCTTTTGCCTGAAATTGTGCCAATATTTCCTTTAAATGATTAATTCGTTTATAAGCATAAAAAGAAACTTCTTTAGGTGGTTCTTTATATGATGGTTTATCGATTTCAATTAAATTTTTAATAATATTAGAGCAATTATTACAAACTGATATGCCATCAGACTCCACATAAACCATTTCACCTCTATTACACACACTACAAATATCAGAAGGATATATAAAATTGTCATAATTTAAATATAAATAATCAATATTGTTAAAATATTTATCAATTGAATTTTTTGTGCTATTAGCATTAGCATTAGAACTAGCACTAGCACCAACATTAGAATTTGTTCCATTATATTCGTCATTATGTGATGTAGAAAAAAATTTGTGTATTATATCATTTTTGTTTGGATTAGTTGTTATTAAATCGCTATTAGAATTAGAAATATTTTTTTTATTTTCAAAGTAATCAAATATATATTTTGAATTATTTAAATAATATTCATTCTTTTTTCTCTCAAGAGAATGGATTAAATTTTTATATTTTTTTATATTTTCAATAAGAGTTTGATTTTTAAGACTATTATTAGAATTTTGTAATAACGATTCCAGCTTTTCTATAATTTTTAAATATTTAGGAATAATTACTTCCTCATTTTGTTTAAACGAATTACTTATTTCATTATGCTTACTATCCAATGTTGTTTTAATAATATTTGCTTTTTTCATAGCTACTTATAATATTAGTATATTATAATGTTTATTATTATATTACAATATATTGAATAATATTTATTGATTATTAATATTTAATAATTAATTAATAATTAAATTAATTAATTAATAATTAAATTAATTGTAAAAATTTTTTTTCTTTAGGAATATTATAAAAAAATGGCTGGTGGTTTAATGCAATTAGTCGCCTATGGCGCTCAAGATGTATATTTAACAGGTAATCCCCAAATTACTTTCTGGAAGGTCACATACAGACGTCACACTAATTTTGCGATGGAGTCCATTGAACAAACATTTAACGGACAAGCGGATTTTGGTCGCCGTGTTACTTGCACTATTTCAAGAAACGGTGATTTGGCATATCGCACATATTTACAATTAACTCTTCCCGAAATTGGTCAATCATTATCTGAACCCAAAGACAATGTATATGCTAGATGGTTAGATTTCCCAGGCGAGCAGCTAATTTCACAAGTTGAAGTTGAAATCGGTGGTCAGCGCATTGACCGTCAATATGGTGATTGGATGCACATCTGGAATCAGCTCACTTTGTCCAAGGAACAAGAGCGTGGTTATTACAAGATGATTGGTAATACCACACAATTAACATATGTATGCGACCCTACATTTGCGGCGGTTGATGGCCCTTGCTCAGCTGATGGTGTGCGCCAAGTTTGCGCTCCACGCAAAGCGCTACCAGAAACCACTTTATACATTCCTCTTCAATTCTGGTATTGCCGTAATCCCGGTTTAGCTTTACCATTAATTGCGCTCCAATATCACGAAGTTAAAATCAACTTAGACATTCGCAACATTGAAGAGTGCTTGTGGGCTGTATCTAGTTTAGATGGACAAGGCACAAAAATTACTAATGCATACAAACAATCATTAGCCGCCGCTTCGCTATTTGTTGATTACATTTTCTTAGATACTGATGAACGCAGACGTATGGCGCAAAACCCACACGAATATTTAATTGAACAGTTACAGTTCACTGGCGATGAGTCGGTTGGTTCATCGTCCAATAAAATTAAATTAAATTTGAACCATCCATGCAAAGAATTAATCTGGGTCGTTCAGCCAGATGCCAACGTCGACTATTGTGCGTCATTAGTTGCTGGTTCTGCGCTAAATACATTATTAGGAGCTCAACCATTCAATTACACAGATGCTTTAGATGCCTTGCCAAATGCGGTTCATGCGTTTGGTTCAAAGACAACAATTAGTGGAACTAACGAATTTATTACTACTACAGGTGGTTTTGAAGACATGTGGGCAAATCAGATTAAACCAGCGTCTATTAGTGGAACACCTGTAAGTGTTACAAATGCCGCGGGTGTAAGAATAGATCTTGGGGTAACCAATACTGGTGGTCTAATTGCTGGAACTCTACCAGGTTCAGCTAGTCGTGGACCTTTGGGAAGTGAAAACGTTGAAGACTCGGGTGTATCTGATGCCGGAACCTTTGTTTTAGCTGAAACTGCGTTAGACATGCATTGCTGGGGTGAAAATCCAGTTGTAGTTGCCAAATTACAGCTTAACGGTCAGGATCGCTTTTCTGAGCGTGAAGGCACCTATTTTGACCTCGTTCAGCCATTCCAGCACCACACCCGTGCGCCAGACACCGGCATTAATGTGTATTCGTTCGCCCTAAGACCCGAAGAGCACCAGCCATCTGGCACCTGCAATTTCTCGCGGATTGATAATGCTACTCTCCAATTAGTATTGTCGAACGCTACAGTTCAGGGTGTAAATACTGCCAAAGTTCGCGTATATGCGGTTAACTACAACGTTCTTCGTATTATGTCGGGTATGGGTGGCTTAGCATATTCCAATTAAATTAAAGTCAAATAAATCAAATAAGTCAAATAAGACAAATAAGACAAATAAGACAAATAAGTCAAATAAGACAAATTTTATAATAATAATATTATTTAAATAATAATATTATTTTACTATATTAGTATTAGTTCTAATGCAAATAATTAGTGTTAAAAATAGTTTTTATTTTACATATGTATTTTTAATTACTACAGGAGTAATTACATTTATTGAGGCATTACGAAACCCTATTCCACAAATTCGCCATATTATGAATTTAGAAACTTGTATATCAATTATTGCTGGTTATTTTTATGGAGTATTTATAGAACTATTAGATAAATCAGAAGAAAAAAGTGTATTAACACAAGAAACACAAATTACACAAAAAACACAGCTAACACAAAAAACGCAAATAACAAATGAAATAAAAAAAACAGCAGAAAAAGACACTGCTCCATTAACTAGTCCAGACTCTGAACATAAACTACTAATAGAGAAAATAAATGATATGCGCTATTCTGATTGGGTAATTAGCACACCATTAATGTTATTAGTATTATCTCTCGTTTTGGGTTATGAAAATAAAGTAGACGTCCATTTTTTTTCATTTGCATTGGTCCTATTTTTCAACTTTTTAATGTTGGGTTTTGGATATGTTGGAGAAATCAACTTATTAAATAGAACATTAGCAAATTTTATAGGTTTTATATTCTTCTTTTTAACCTATGGAACTATTTGGAAACTATTTCTGACTGGTTCTAAAGTAACAAAGCAATCTAAAATGATATTTTGGCTATATTTAGGATTATGGTCTTTATATGGTGTCTTTTATCAGACAAATGAAACAACAAAAATGATTGGTTATAATATGCTTGATTTATTAGCAAAAGCATTTATTGGACTATTCTTTTGGTTATATTTATCAAAAATAGTAAAGTTTTAATAAAATGGATTTTTGGCTTCTATTAGCCATTGACTAGACTTAGTATCTAAAATTCTTGTATTATTAAAATGTTTTTTTAATAATTCAAGAATATTTACACTTTTTGGGCCTGACGGGTCATACTTATATACTTTATCAACAATACCTATATACACTAATCCACCAGGATTTAAGAGTGCTTTAATTTTAACCATTACATTATTATATTGTAAATAAGGCATATTCCATAAAAAGCATGTAATTACACCAAATTGTTTAGAATTATCCATTGTTAATAAATCTTGCTTTAAAAGTGTGATTTTTTTATTTGCCCACATCTCGTGAAATCGTGAAGAATCTATATCAATACCTAATACACTTGATGCACCAACTTTTACTAAATTTTCACAATTTGCTCCATTTCTTGTTCCAATATCTAAGCAACTTTTATTAATAAAATTACAACTGTTTTTCAATAATTGATTGTAAACATCATTAGCATAATAATCATTAATCATTTGTTTTTTATAATTTTATTATTTATTATAAAATAAGTAAAAAAATTTATATTATCAATTTTTTAAGCAACTTGATTTATGCTTTATGTTTTATGCTTTATGCTTTACCACAATTTATTATAATAAATTGTACTAATTACTTCTATTAATTCATTTGCAAGTTTGGCCTCATCAATATCAAAGAAGCAGTGTATTTTATCAAGGATTAGCGATGCTTTATCGCCCGGACATAG